TTGTCAGCAATATCAGGCGTGAGTGCTGATTTGGGCATGATCCGCACCAGCATGGGCTGACCAACCTGACGTATGACCTCTGGGTCTATGCCATGGCTAGGATCATTGACCAAGCTGCTGACGTAGTCGTTCGCCGTTCCCTCTTGGAATGCTCGCTGCAATCCGGCAACACGACCATTACCTGCTACCGGACGAATGCCAGAGAACTCAGGATCTGCGTACTCAGGGACTGTTGTGCCATCTGCGCGATTGCTAGGGACAATAAAGCCAGCGTCAATCACCGCATACTGCACAGGTATTTTCGTGCCATCAGAGGCAGACACTGTGTCGATGCGTCCCAACCGCTGCGAGTTTAATTCCACATCACTGATTACCACGGGTGCGCCAGCGCCAAAGTCTTTAGACACAGACAGTCGGTTGTAATCAGGCTCTGCCGCAATGCTGGTCATCTGCTGAATAGATGCTGGCTTAGAACGATCACGGTTCTGGATGTCAGAGAACGACATGCCGAAGTCTTCTGGCTTGCCCTCCCAGTAATTGGTCATCGCAGACACAGCATCATCTGATGGTGGGGCAAATGAAGGCGGTGAAGGCGGTGGTTCCACAGGAGGTGCGGCTTCTGTGGGAGGTGGTGCAGCAGCAGGAGGCGCAGCAGCTGGTTCCGCAGTTGGCTCTGCTGTAGGTGCCGGTGGTTTTTCCGCAGGCGCTTCTCTGCGACCAGTCACGCCTGCCGCAGTACCAAGACCCAAGCCGCCAACAGCAGCCATACCCATCGTCTCGCCCAAACCTTCTGTCAGGCTGCGAGTGGGATCAACCTTTTGTACCGCAAGGTTCTGCGCTACCTTGCCGCCGCCTTCTTCAATCGCTTCGCTGATAGCTTCGCCAGCACCACCTTTGATGCCGCCAAGAATCCTGCCGCCCTTGATCGGTGTCTTGGCCATCGCCCGCTCAATAGCGCGACCGCCCGGCAACATCTGAGCAGCAATAGATATGACGCCAGCTTCGAGGCCGGCAGTACGTGCGTAGCCCAGCACACGGCCAGTAGCTTCTTCCGGCGATACGCCTTGGTCTACCAGCTTCTTATGTAGCTCTTTGAACGTCTCTGCACCGATATCTGCGCCCTGCTGCGTAGCACCTGTGCCGACAGCGCCTGCCACGGCCGTGCGTGCGCCAGCACCGGCAAGACTCAAGCCGCGTGCAACTGCTAATCCGGGGAGAAGATTGGGTGCCTGCTCTGCGATGAAATTACTGAGCAGCGCAGGATTGGCGATGGTTTCTTTGAATGCTGTAATACCAGCAGACAGCTCGCCCTCTTTGCCGGCTTCTTTGATCTTGGCTGCACGCTCTGCTTCCAAGCGTTTCAGCTCTTCCGACTTCATGCCTTCGCCGGTCTCACGCAGCTGACGGCCAACCTTGGTCAAACCAGTATCAGAGAACTCGCCCGTAGCTAGGCCGTATAGCTGACCCGGTAACTGTGCCAACGCACCAGCACCGGATACCAGTCCGGCGCCTACGTCTTTGATAGCTTCGCCAGTCGTGCGACCGCGCTTTACAGGTTCATCAAACTGGTCAAACGGATTGCCAGCTTTGGTTGCAACGTCAAACTGGTCAAAAGGGTTTGCCATTTGTTATTTCCCTAGAATACGCGCTGCCGCTCCCTGTCCATACTTAGCGTCAAAGTCTGCTGCCAAGCCGGGATTCTTTTTCAGATAATCAACAGCTCCCGCTGGGGGCGAAGTCATTGGAGCAGGCGCAGCACCTGATCGCATAGGATCAGATGACATCATTTGTCGCGCCATCTCTTGTTTTTGCTGCAATGTCTTGCCAGCGTTCATAGGATCATTTGCCACAATCTTCATGGCTTCTTCGTAGCTCATGATGTTCTGTGGTTTGCCAGCGCCACGGATACGATCTATGTCGCCCATGAATTTGCCAGCAGCTTCTGGTCCTTGTTTAGCAAGGATGTCGTGGTACCTGCTTAGTAGGCGCTCTGTTTCGCCCGGACGACCAGCAGACATCGCGTGAATCTTAGCCACAGCAAGCTGGTATTGACCAGACTTGTCAGCCACTTCCAGCGCACGCTTTGCGTTCTCATCAACACCGTACTTGGTAATGTACAGTTCAGATGATTTTTCAAGCGCTTTGTTCTCTTGGTCAACACGACGCTGCTCAAGTGCCTGGAGTTGATCTTCGTAGCGATTGACTCTCTCTCTTGCCTTGCCAGACTGATCGCGTTTCAACCGATCTTCTGCCATCAACAGATCGCGCTCTGCCTTGGTGATGTCGCGTTCGGTATCACGGATTTCCTTCATCGTGCCGCTGTACTGCATCAACGCCTGACGACCTGCTGTAGACAGTGCTTCGAACTCCTTGCCTTGACGTGCGCCTAGTAGGCCAAATCCAGCCATCATCAGGGCTTCACCCTTGGCCTGATCTCTACGACCCTTCAGTTCCTCTCGACGCGCCTTTTCTTCTTCGCGCATCGAACGAATCAACTCACCCGTATCAATACCGGCTAGGCGCTCTTCCTCTTGCATCCGTTTCAACTCACCAGCGTAGGTGCGCTCTTCCGGCATCTTGTAGTCGCGCAACGCGTAACCACCCGGCATTACTACCGGCTGACGCGCTGGCGGCGCAGTAGGTGCAGCGGGTGTTTCTCGCGCTATAGCCTCTGGCAAAGAAGCCAGACCTCTGCGGAATGTATCCTCGGCAGATACCAACTCACCATCTGCATATCCCGGCACTTCTCCACCGTCGGCAAATGCCACGATCCCGCCGCCTGCCATCTCTTCTGGCAGTCCTGATGGCAGCGCAGCCACTCCGGGCTGTGCTTGTTGTTGCATCATCTGTTGTTGCTGACCTAGTACCTCATCTGCCACGGTCTGCTGCGGCGGTTGCATGTTCTGCTTCTGGATGCGGTCGATCATCATCCCAGCCATGACAGCCTTGGTGGGATCTATCAATCCCATTTGCGCCATCTTCTGCAACTGAGGCTTGCTGTACTTGGTAGCCAGCGCCTGTATATCTTGAATACCGGGAATAGCCATCTTAGGACTCCGTCATCTTGTGCAATCCCAACCCCATCAAGCCGCCGTTCTTAAAAATTGGAAGCCCTTGCGCGGCTCTCGTACCAGCATAGATACTTGCTAGACCACCGATCTGCGCACCCAACGACGGTGGCGCTTCGTACAGCTGCTTGGTCGAAGTCATCGGCATACCACGCGCCATCTCCATGATGAACTGCGCTTGCTGATATGGGAACTGCTGCTGCCGTAGAAAGTCTTCGTAATCCTGACTCAGCTTCTTCTGCTGCAATGCCTGACGCTCTGCGCCTGCTGCCGCCTGCAAGCCAACAATATCCTTGGCCTGACCAAACTGTAACTGCCCCAACTGACCCAGCTGCTGTGCCGACTGGAGTGCCGACTGTAAGCCGAGCTGAGATGCCTGTAGGCGACGTGCCTGTTCTGACTGGAACTGCTGCGCTGCCTGCTCGTAAGCGGCCTGACCGCCACGCGCCTGAATGTCACCCATCTGCTGGGCTAGATTTCTCTGCGCCTCTGCTTCCATGATGGCCTGACGTGAGCCGCCAAATGCACCTGCTCGCGCTGCCTGCGCACCACGCTGAGTACGGGCAATGTCTGCTTGCCGTTGAGCTTCGCGCTTGGAGATGTCCACCACGTTCTGCATGTACGGCGACATGTACGACTGCGCCATGCCAGGATCGGTGAAAGATCCACCTGCTAGCAGAGATGGGTTGTAGACGCCCGCCAGACCTGCCGCTCCTGCGCCGCCCGCCATCTGTGCAGAAGGATTCACATACGGAGATACCGCCAAGTTGGCCGTTGCCTGCTGTGCCTGTAGCTGCATCGGGTCAAATCCCGCTATGCGCTGGTACTCGTAAGGACGGTACTGCTGCTGCGCTAGGCCAGCAGACTCTTCTAGTACACGGTTGACCAGCGGCTGGACTTCTGGCGCGTACGACAGAGCAGTCTGCGTTACAGCGCTGGGAGTTCCCCCGCCACCGTCGCCGCCCATAGAGAACGTGAACCAGTCCGGGTTAAACAGGAATTTCAGGAAGCTAAACATTTAAATGCTCCTTGCGATATTCGTCATACCGCTCAAACACGATTTCTTTCCACACTTCAGGCATGTATTCAGCCGCCTTCTCTGGTCCCACACAGACATGCACCGCGTAAGCGATGATGTTGCCCGCCGCATATCGCAGGCCGTGCGCTATCTCTATGCCATGCTGATCCTTCGTCTGCTCGTAGTGGTTGGCCGTCTGATACGCACTCACAACGGTTATCCACATGGGCAAAACAGCATGCTGAATCATCTGGTAGAACCGATTCATCGGCAGGTAAACCAAGCAGATCATGAACGCGTTGTTGATGTCACGCTCTGCTAAATCTTTGTCTTTATCTACCAGATCATCCCAAGCGTGTGACAGATCCACAAACATGTGGAACATGGCAAACGCATCCTCATTACCACCAAACCACTCAAGCTTTCCTACAGTCTTCATGCAGGCAGATGCTTCTCTGATCTGGTATTAACAGCGACTCTGTTTTTGCCGACCGACTTGCGCCGTGCTTTCTGGATTCTGTCCATCATGGCGTACAGCTTCCGCGCACCAGCGTCTGTCGATCCGTTGCCAAGTTCAGAGACGATACGAGCTGGAATCACAAACTCACCATCAGCAAGACGAGCAGGCTGCCGGTTGCCAATAACAGCAGGGATATCATCAGATACTCCATCTCCCGGTCCTTTCAGTAGTCTGCCACCATCAGAGTAGCCGCCAAGATCTGCTATACCGCCAGCAGCCATCTTGACGCTTTCTCCCGTCTCTCTTGCCCGCGCCAAGAACTTCTCGCGCTCGCCAGCATCAATCCGGTTGTCTCTACCAAACTCATTGATCCAGTAATCAAAGCCGCCCATGTCTGGCGCACGTCCAAGATTATCTTGGTACAGATCGTAAAGTTGCTCACGGGCGTAGTTGTTGGACTGCTTGGTTACTGGGTCGGTTCCAAACAAGAATGGTGCTTTTGCGTTCAGTTGTGCGCTTTCTTCTTGAGTGATACGACTGCCCATTCTGTTGGGGTCATACAGACCGGCGTTATAACCAGCATTGCCCATGTCTACTTCTTTTCGTAGACCGGCGGCTATCTGCTCTCTGAGAGGATCAATACCACCTGCTTTACCTATCTGGCTCATCCAGTATTCACGGCCAGGAATATCTGTCTCGCGACCACCGATCTCTCTGTACAGGCTTTCCAGTGCATTTCTGTCAGCAAGCTCGGTCTGAGCATTCGACATAAACAGCTCACGCTCACCAGCGTCAATGATGTTGTCCTTGCCGATGGTATTCAAGTAATAATCAAATCCTGCCGCATCAGGCAGACGTCCGAGCTTGGTCAAATACAGCTCGGTCAAATCTGCTCGTGCTTTGTCATTTGGTCCAGTCTGGAACTGTCTAATCAGCGCATTCTCTTCGGGCTTATTCTCGAAGTAGTTGTACGCATACGCGCCCGGTGCTGTGCTGATTTCTCTGCCAGTGCCTGTTCCGGCTGCTGCGCCAGCTCCGGCACCAGCGGCGGCACCAGTACCGGTACCAGTACCGGCCCCAACTCCTGCACCAGCACCTACACCAGCTCCAGCTCCTGCGCCACCAGTTGTTGCGGGAGTGGTGGCTGGCAAGCTTGGCAATCCCAGCTTTGGCACAACAGGACCTGGGTAGCCATACTGCGCCGGGTTGTACGGAACCCCGCCTTCGATCATGGCTCGGCCAGACTCGTCGTACACGATCTTCGGCACAAGCGGCTTGGCTAGGTTCGTGAAATACTCAGGCGAGTATTGCAACGTTTTCTCTAGCGTAGATGGCGCCATTTGAGCTTGCCGCGAGTAGAACTCCAAGCCAGGCAAATCTACCTGTCGACCAAGTACACGCTCATAGGCGTCTGCTACCTGACTAGGCGTTGCAGCCGAGGTCTGTAGGCTTCTAGTTGGCGCTTTGCTACCAAGAGCAAATGTCGTTTTTGCAAATGGCGACTCTACGGCTTCAGTATTCGTTGAGGACCCCTTCCCTCGATAGTCATATCCCCCGCCAACATATATAGCACCAGCTGGAATGTTGACGGTGCCGGACGATCCTTGGCTTGCTGCTTGCGTTGCTGCTTGTGTTGCAGCTTGGTTGGTTGCTGCTTGGTTGGTTGTTGTTGTGGTGGTAGTACCGCCCCTTGGAACACCAGTTGCTAAAAATTCTGCTCTTTCTGGATTGTTCGCATAAGACAGATCTGCGCGAAGTTGAGCTGCTGAAATGTTTGGATTTGAATAATGCTGCAATCCAGCGGGATCTGGCGCACGTCCAAGGAACTCTCGGTACGCAGCTTCAATATCACCGCCCGCAGCAAACTTCTGCTCTCCGGTGTACGGATCTACGTTTTCGTAGTTCATCGGGCGAATGAAGTCTTGAGAGATTGGCCGCTCTGATGGTGTGGCGTATCCACGTGCTTTTTGATTAGCCATCGGGTAGCCGGTGTTGGCACCGATAGCGTTCATGCGGGACATCTGCTCTACCGTGCCGCCATCTGCTAACGACATCAGCCCACCGCCTGCTGCGTACACCTCGCCCGTCGGCGCAAACCGCGCGTTCGGATAGTAGTTACGCTCGCTAGTGCCAGCTACGCCAATAGGATATGGATCGTACTCGTATCTCAATCTTTCAAGCGGCTCGCCCTTTTTCTGTTCAGGCATCTTGCGCTGCCCCTGCGACGCGTTGTACAGAGATGTCGCCAACGCAGCAGACTCATACGGATTGTCTTTAACAAACTGCATGAGCTTCTTGGGATCGGAGGTTATTTCTCCCAATCCTCGACCCATTGCTGACAACTGACCGCTGACAGTATTTGGCGCTGTTGCTGCTTGAGCTAGGCCTGCGTTTGTCACACCGCGCACTAAATCACCCTGCATGCCGCCTTGGATGGCAGATTTCAACGCTGTCTCTTGCGCCACTTTTGCAGCGTTTCCTGCCATACCTCCCAAGGCTGGATTTGTTGCGGCCTGAAGAGCAGCAGGAGAGTTAAGCGCTGTATAGGCTAGCGTTGGCGCAGCGCCCATAGGCGTTGCAACAGTGGCACCTGCTGCTTGTTGAGCGGCCTGATTGGCAGCGGCCGTACTAGCACCTTTGGTCGCTGCGGCAGCCGCTACGTCATCAGCAAGGCCTGCTGCCGCACCACCAACACCTGCTAGCGCACCACCTATGCCAGCACCACCAAACGCACCAAGCCCCGCCATGATGCCTTTGCCAAGACTGCCTGTTGCCAGCGTGCTAACAGCACCGGTTAATAGCGCGGCGTTAACCGCAGACATTCCAGCAGCCTTCAGGCCGATACCAGCAATCGTGGGAAGAATCGCCGCAAGGAAGAATGCCTCCGGCAGACCAGTCTCAGGATTGATTGTCAGACTGCCACCGTGTGCCATGGCCAAGGCCTGCAAGCCCTTGACCTCGCCGGGGGTCATGTGGACAAGGACGGAATCGCCGTTGCGACCTGCGCCCTGAAGATGCTGGGCTAAGTTGTGGAGGCTCATAGCACACCTTTACAAAATTTTGTCAATCGTATCATGTGGATAACCTTGAAACAAAGGTTATGGTGCTGATTAACGATGGAATAGACGGTCGATCAAACGGACTCGATGAGGCCGGTAAAGCAGCCAATCTAATGTCTGGATGACTTGCTGCGCATACAAAATCGATAACACTGTTGGACTCCGCAGTTACAAAGATATTTAACGCCGCTACTGCCGCGCCATTACGACTGCCATGCTTACTCGGTATCGTAAGCTGCGTTGCCGATTCATAAACATTGTTGCCGTCTACTCTGACCCAGAAATCCACATCGTGCGCTTGTGAGTCTGAGTTTTCAAACTGAGCGCTGAACTGGTAGTTGTACACGCCCGCGTAGGTCACTTGCACGCTGCCGTTGGACAACGCAGTATCAACTGTCGCATTTGCATCCGTGTTGTTCAGGGTTATAACCGTGGCAACGTTAGATGTTAGGTTGGTAGAAGCGTTAGAAAAAAATGCGCCGCTTGGTAGGCTGACAAATCGCCCGCCGCCCTCACTCAAATACGTTTGCAATGTGGCGCTTAATTGCTGAAAGTACAGGCGTAGAACCCGGCTGTAGTCATCTTGATACTGACGGCTGTACTGGGTCAGCCCAAGCGGCAACGCCGGTGGAGCAGGAACTATGAGTTCATTGATGATGGTGACATTGGCCATCAACGTCTGCCATCAGCACGCACATCTATTCTGGGAACGCCCAGCTGCCACTGACATCCGAGCTGGTTGGAGCTGACTTTGAATGCCATCTGGCGGCCACGAATCCGCGTGTACACAATCTCCGTGAACTCCTGAACTGTGTAGTTCTTCTGTACCGCATACGACTGCGCAGATGCCACTGTGGGCGATGGGCTAGCGCCATAAGCTGCGCCAGGGTTTTGCCTCGGACGCACCGTGAATGTAACTTCCGGCGTACCAGTCTGTGTTGTCGAACCATCAAACGTGATATCAGGAATCATGCGCCACACAAAACCAAAGTTATGGCCATCACCAATATCAAAGTCGGATGACTGGATATAAGAGTCAATAGGATTGATCGTCCCGTTTACCTCGATGTCGTCGTTGCCAATCTCGTGATACACGATGGTGTGGCTGTACGTGGCTGCCATCGGGTACTCCCGCAGCGGGCTGTCTAGCCATGCAGTCCTGCCCAGTGTGCCGTAGTACCAAACCTGATCCAGATAGTTGTAGATCACATATCTGTCGATCACGGAGCTGCCGGATGAGCAGTAGTACCACCAGATCTCGCTGTAGCCTTCGTTCGTGCCAGCAAAGAACTGATCTGACTGCTCCATGTTAATGTCGCCAAAGACGTACTGACGCAGCGCGGACGGTAACGTTTCCACCCGGCCGGTGTAGGCGTAGAACTTGTCCTTGCCCATCCAGTAAGTAATGTTGTTGGCCGTAGCAACAACGTTCGGACCGGCGATAGAGATGTTGTCAGACAGGATATTGAATCCCCAGACATACGGTGGCCCCAGATACTGCATAGAAAACACAGCGCTATCTGTAAGCACCAAGATCTCTTGGCGAGTCTGCTGGGCAGCAATAATCTCTGACCCAGAGGACAACCGGAAACTACCCGCCTGATTCGTGGCAAGTGGTGCCCAGACTGCGTAATCTTCCTGATCTGACCAGCGGATCAGCATTGGATCTTGCGCTGTAGAGCCGTAGTCATTAACACCAAACGCAATCACAAACCGTGATGAATCCGACACCATGACAAAGTTGGCAACAACCGGGCAGCTTGTGTCTGTCTGGTATACGCCGCTGCTGGAGTTAGAAAGCAACGTTGCCGGTGTGGTAAACAGCAGACTACCGCCGGGCGTGTACTGAGGAACCCACATGTACAGCGAACCACCGCGCGGGTTGATGATTAGATAATCACCAAAGTTTGCTTCTGACCACAGACGCAATCTTTGTGTAATCCCAAACGCGGCAGACTCGCCCCAGCCGGTAAACACTCGAGCGTTGTAGACAATCGAGCCGTTGGAGTGTGAGGTTGCAATCGTGCCATTTGCACCGCGCGTCGCACCTGTAAACGTCGTTGCCGTGTTACCGGTGTATGTTGCTAGTTCCTGATTGATCAGTACTGTGCCGGTGGCGTTGGAGAAGCCGGTGGTCGACGTTACTGAAATGGTGGAGTTAGATGCGTTCAGCGGGACTGTTAGTGCCGTCTGTTGCGTGTTGAGAACAAACCCGCCCCACAGACCTGCGCCCCAGCCGGTGACGTAGCCGTAGATCTCAAGGCCGCTGTTCAACTGATACTTGGCTGTAACCGTACCACCGCCGGTCGCAGATGACGTCGCCGCGCTAGACGCAGTGATGGAGTACGAGTTCGTGTTGATGTAAGTAATTCTGAACTCACCGTTCAGATTTAACCCACCTACCGTCGTAGCACCGGAGAACGTTACATAATCGCCATCAGTTGCGCCGTGGTTGACGTCTGTGACTATGACAACTCTGGAGCCGTTAGTCGTAGTAAACGGATCTGTCAGCGTTTCTGTCGCACGAATCGGCGTGATGTCGTTATAAACACCGCCGCTCTCAACGTAGTACTTGGAACTCGTTCCTACAGCTAGCAGGTTGTAGCCCTGTAGCGTTACCCAGTTCCACAGACTGCGAGCCGTGCCGATATACGTGCTGCTGGAGATAGGCTGCCAGCCGCCCAGCTTCTGCGGGTAGCCGGAGCGAAACCGTATCTTGTTGCACTCAAACCAGCCGCCTTCGTTCGCCAAGGTTGTACCTTCGCGGTTGACGCCTGGACGTAGTTGCAGTTTCTGTAGTGGCATTTATTTCACCGCTTGTCTGGCTGCTTCGTATTGGGCGTAGCACTGTTTGAGGGCGACTCTGACTTCGTCGGCTTCTCCAGCGAACCGGACAAGAAATTCGCCATCCTCTCGGTAAAGCTCTTTTCCGGTACAGGCACTGGGTCCAACACCGGCGGCACTGGGCACGGCACTTGTATTGGCGGCGGGGCGACTTTGGCGGTCGCGCAGGCTGTTAGCAAGAGCGGTATTCCTAGCAGTAATATCCCGTATCTCACGATCCTTCTCCTGTCGCATCCTATCTGCACCCATCTGAAGATTCTGCTGAACTTCCACAGACTCTTCCATCGCCTTGGCGTACTGAGCGTACTGCGCAGCCTTCTCTTTATCCCAAGCCTGCTGTACTTCTGCCTTGCCATCTTGACTACCTTGATAATACCCTCCAGCCGCCGCTACGCCAACAGCCACTACCGCCGCGAGGATCATCCAAGGATTCACTTTGGCTCCGTAAAGTAGAGGGCAATCTCATCGTTCCGGCGCTTTACCAAGCCCGGCAGAACCTTGCCGCCACCCTTGGTGAACTTCAAGAACTCCTGCCTTACCCCGTCGAAGTCGCCACGGTTGTGCTTCTGCCGTAGGGTCGATCTCTGCAACGTGCCTAGCCCAACATTGAATGCAAAGCTGACCAACGCACCCATGCGATTTTCGTTAAGATTGTCAGGGCAGTAGCGAAGAACACCAGCGATAAAACGCTGTAGGTCTTTCTCAAGGATTGAATCCACTTCGTCTTTGCTGAATACACGGAAATCCTCTATCTTCAGTGCGAATCTATCTCGCTGATCAACCGGCATCTTGCCCTGCTCGGGGTAGAGAACATGCCCCACTCCGATAGTCCACAACTTCGCCGGACACTTGTACGGCTTATATCTCACACCTTCATGGTGCTTGATCATGGCAATGGTGGCTGCCGGGATCTTCATTTGCCAGCCTTGCTGTTACCGCGAGAACCAAACCACATGGCGATGATCGTGCCAAGGAGCGCCATCTCGTCAGCGTCAAACACAATCTCCATGATCTGGATCAGCTCACCGATTGAAGTCACCTTGTCGCCGTGCATGAAGATCCACAGCATGGTCAGTAGGTTGATTAGGACTAGCTCAAACACGAAGATGAACGTGACAAATGGCCGGGTGGCCGCTGTCATGTCTTTGACCCACTGAGAAGAGGATTCCAACAGCTTCTCTTGGTTGTTGTAGATCATGCCCATCTGAGCCATGTACTGCTGGTGATCCTGCTCGTCGTTCTCGCGGACTTCTTCCGTCTTGTCTGCCGGTGAGTAGCCGCGTTCAGTCAAAGCCAACTGCTGCCGCATCTGCATGTGCATGATGTCTAGCTCGTGCTTCTTGTCTGCACGGTCTTGCAGGATGTCAAAGAGTCTTGGGAACAGAGCGACGATGTAGCCGCCGATGGTAGAGATGAGAGTCAGCATGATTACCTTCCGTAAAGTCGTTCTTCCAATATCTCGCGCCGCAAGTCTTTCATCTTCCTAACTTCGTGAACGGCAGCCTGTGTTACTACGTGCATGTCCCAAAGCATAAAACCGACAATCGGCATAACGATGAAAAAAGTAAGCAACACTGCCAGCACTACGACAATCAATGACCAAGGGACGTTTTCATCATCGCGCTTCTTGTCGTCAGCCACATTAGACCCACTGCCCATATAACTACGAACACCACTGCCGAGACCCACGCCACCTTTGCTTTGACTTCCGCTATTTTTTTTCTGCGTCGCCATCTTGCAATCTGTATCAGCTTAAGTTCCTCGGCATGAGCTGCTTCTTGCTCGGCAACGATGGTCTGCCACATCTCTTCAAACTTACTCCAGAGCGACCCCAACTCAGGCGGCGCTCGGTACACCATCGTCTCGCGTATCTCAACCAACATTGCGTCTAGTCTCGTCGTTATGATGATGCGCCGTAATGCCCGTCTACCAATACTTTCCTCACCCTTGTAGACCTTGCTTCCTGCTACCTGCTCTGCCAACAGCGCTTTACTCAACGCGTCATAACTGTCCATCAACACACCCAACTGGTCACCAATCTGGGTGTAGACATCATTCGGGTCAGCCTTGGCTATCTCCTGCACACGCTGGACTTCTGCGTGGTACTGCTGTTTCTGCACCGGCGTTGGATCGACGATCTTGTTGTACTGCTCTTTCAGATCATCCAGTACTTCCTTGACTTCCCCTGCCGCGCCTTTGATTTCCTTGTAAAGCTCACACCCCTTCTTGACCGCTGCAACAGCAGCATTCGCCGCAGCAAGAAGGGTTAGCGGGTCAATTTACGCCTCCATCAATTTTCACCTAATTGCAACCCAGTTAAATTTTCATCAACACCAATGTGACCTTTGAGGAAGGTGTTGAAAGATATACTCACACGGGTCTTGTCTCCTACGGCCGTCTGGACCATATGCTCCAAATGTGATGGGAATAAAATTAAATCACCCACACCAACCTCGAACCACCAACTTTCTGAGTTCCAGTGATTCCACGTGGCTGGTTGGATTTTGATTCGTTCGTAACCACTTTTGTAAAAAAATATTTTGTCTAATTGTCTGTTGGCCTGCGAATAGAACACGCCTGATATAAAACTGTTTGGATGCGCATGTCTGTGATGATACTGCCCAGGATCTGTGTAATTCGCCCAAGATTGCGTCACATATAGCGCCACCTCGCCCTTGGGGTTGTGTACCGTTTTGAAGTAATCCACCACAGCATCTTCAATAAACTCACGAATGTCTGTCAGCTCTTTGTGCCGCAAAATTTGTCGGTCAGAACTGGTGACATTGCCTTGATTTGGGTACTTCTCTTGGCCAAGAATAAAATTCAGTTCTTTCTCGGTCAGCTCGCGTCCCAAGCGAGAAAATCCTATCGGCAACGGAAATAAATTTTGTATGTTCATAAAATTATGCCACTTTTAATTTATGGAAATTGTTAATTATTTCTGCAATTTTTTCAGCATGCCATGCAGGGTAGTCAAATTGATTAGTAACTCGATAATTATATTTATCCGGCGGCACAAACAATTTGTTGGTGTCTTCGTATTTGCTTTCTTTGATGCGATCTACCCAAACCAAAAATTCTGGGTTGAAAATTTCACGAGCCTCTGGTGTAGGGCAAACAAAATCGGCAATAACGTGAGAACCATGACGGGAAGCTATGTTGCACAATACACCCATCCTTCTTGCTTGTTCTAGTCGATCATCAACAGTAAAGCCTAGATCTTTGTTAATTTCTCGCCTAATTTCATCAGCATTAAAATGCACCGCGTGCAAACACAGCGCAAGCTCTGTGGCCAATGTTGTTTTGCCAGAACCAGGAAGCCCCATGATTAATATTTTCATGCTATTCCACCGGCGCAATTGGAATCCAAGTCAACTTTTCTTCTGACCAAAGGTGTTTGTTTCCATCAGCAGGCTTTGGTACAGGAGCTTCCCATTGATAAAAAGTTGTATTCAGTATCCAAGATGGAAATGGTTGCTTTGGTATAAATACATCTTTGTCAGGATCATACCTTCCACCAATTGTTGCGTAGTTGGCTCTGAACTTGTTGTTGTAACTCGTTTGCACCCAACGGGTATCCTGTCCAAAAATTTGTTGGCAAAATTGAACGCCAAGCTGTTCTGACTCCAAACCAAACTCATTAGTAATTTCTGTGTTTGAAACTACAATGACTTGCAAGACAGTATTGTTTTCATCTAGTTGAGCAAAATGTGCCATACGTTCCTCGCATCAAACTACTTCAGCATCAAGCTTCAAAGACCATTCGCCAAACACCTGCTCGCCATATACAAGCATGTTGATCTTCTCACAAGCTTCTAAAACATGGTCTGGCAACTCTACATCTACCTCACGAGAAGCAATCTGTGGCCGGACGTCGTGCATACCCAACAACCCGTGAACAGAGTCATTCTCACAATTAAATTGTTCTATGTTGTCAATCTGATGATTGTAGGGTTGCAGCCCCAAAAAATCATAGATCAAATCCAAAACTTCCAATGGCTCGTCCACCAAATCTCTGTAGTCTATGTACAAAAATTTGTCGGAGGGAATAAATCTGGAATAAGCAATGGCCTCCGCTGCCTTATAAATTGGCTCGCTGTTTGGTCGCAACAAGTCAGAGTACAAATCACCACGCCAATTATTTTTTTTCCTCAAAGAAACTAACGATTTTACAATCTCTTCGGCAGGCCGAACCATGACAATGACTTTTTGATTTTTGTTAACGTACGTGTTCCACATGTCTAAATTTGTGGGATGAACCCAAGCCCTGCCTTTTTCTATGACGATTGGTTGATCAACGTGCTTGTAATATAAATAAGGCAATGACGATATAATTTCATGTTGCGTGTGTGTTTTGTTATTTGCCAACAAAGCAGTTGTTTGCTCACACGAACACTTCATATCCCACATAAGCTGACACAGCGCAGAAGCACCTTCTCCATAGATAGATGGGTTTTGCATCAACAACGAAATTAACAAAGTTGAACCTGTCCTTGGCAACCCGCTCAGTAGTACAAATTCTTTTCTTTGTTCGCTCTTCATGTCAGCCCCATTTGATAGAGCCACTCGCGTTAAAAACGTAAGCTCTAAATCCTCCAGATTCCACCACTGTGGGCGATCCAGTTGTGGCTGTAGCAACAGCAAATGCGATTGGATAACGAAGAATTACAATGCCAGACCCTCCCGCTGCTGGTCCAGTTCCAGGATTGTTTGGCGCAGCTATGGCAAAATACGAGCCTCCACCGCCCCCTCCTCTGTTTGCAACGCCTGCTGTGGCGCTAAATCTTGCGCCATTTCCGCCTCCACCTTGGCCACCTAAAATGGCGGTATCAGTACCACTTCCTCCGCCTCCGCCTCCGCCATACAAAGTATTAGATCCACTGTAATCGTTACTTATGCCATTACCGCCTTTGCCGCCAACGGTGCCTGAGCCATTAAAACCAACTTCATTTTTGCCGCCGCCACCACCACCTGTACCTAAATTTCCAGCCACGCCGCCGTTATTGCCTTCGCCAGCAGTGCCAACGCCAACCGGTGATCCATTTGTACCTCCCCCGCCAGATCCTCCTGTCCCGCCAGCACTTCCGCTTGGCGCGCCTCTGCCGCCGCCAATCGATGTGACAAGAGATCCAAAACTTGAATTAGAACCGTTTGCAGCAGCTGCACCACCGCCACCAACGGTTATTGTGTATGTTGTCCCCGCTGTTATAGACGTGTTTCCTACTCTTACGCCCCCTGCGCCACCGCCACCCCCGTAACGACTTCCGCCACCGCCGCCACCAGCCACAATTAAATAATCAACCGTAGTAGGAGGAACAAGAGGCCATTGAGAATTGCCAATATATTGGGTTGCTTGTGTTGCAATAAACACACCACTTGCCGAAGTTGTTGTGACGTTCGGCCCCGTTTGGCGAATTAATCCACCGGAGTATCTCAGGCTCATTAGTTCATCTCCTCCCAAGAGGAAATCACCGTAATTTTGCTTGCTGTATTGGCTGTGGCGCCAATTGACTTATCTTCGAGCAAATACACCGATGATGTTTTATCAATAACCACAAGGGCAGATCCTGCGGGAACGCTTAAATTAGTAACCCACGGGAAAGCTGTGCCACCAAGCGCCGCAGCGCCGTATAAATTAACAGTCACAGCGTATGGAGTAGATGGGTCATTATTGGAAACAACCAGAGTATTAATCTTGTACACGCGGCCACTAGAAGAAGCGTTGCTTACAATACTCGTGGCGTTAGTTGTAGATAATGAAGTGGTAGACGTATTGCCATAAATAGCGCTTAAGCTAACAATGTTTGGATTTGCCACGATGAACTCCTTATAGTCCGAAAATTAATGCAAAAACTATGGACTGACTTTGCGTCACGCCACTTGCGCCAGGCGTTTGGCTGACCCAATGGGTGCCGTTACTTGTGAGTACGTTGTTTGCCGTGCCAGGTGCTACCAGCGTCACAGTGCCCGTGTTATTGCCAACCAACACGCTGCCTAGTGTCAGGTTCGCCCTGCCAGTACCACCATTGGCTACCGTCAGCGCGTTCGTCAAATTGACCGATGCGGTATTGACGTTGTTTGTTACCGTGACGTTAGACGCTCTGAACTCGGTGATATAAGTCGTGGTCTCAGCGACGTTGATGCTGTCGTTAAAGATAGTCATCGACCTGCCAGCCGGAACCGCAACCGCCGTACCTGTCGGCGCTGCGTTCGTGCCGTTAGAGATCACCACCGTGTTCGACAGATTGTTCACGACGATGTACTGCTTCTCTATCGCCGGGATGAACAGCGTCTGCTGATTGGTAATCGTGCCAACTAGGTTCAGCTCTAGGTTACGCGCTACCTGCGTGGCATTCGTGTCAGCCAACGCAATAGCGACGTTAGAGCTGGCAAACGTGACATTAGCCGATCCGGTAATCGCTTCTTCCAGCGCCGTCCCAAGGTTGACGTTCGTTGTCGTACCCCAAGTACCAGCCTGATCACCGGTGCCGATCAGCTCGATCTTTAGCTGGGAATATGTACTAGCCATGATCTTTCCTTAGATTGTATTGATGAGCGTCCATGTGGCTGCGTTACCCGTGTTTATGGGCGCCCAAGTCTCAGCGCCGCCGGTGTTAATAACTGACCAAGTGACGTTACCACCTGTCTCAATAAGTTCCCACAAAAATCTGCGTCGTGCCACATCTTCTGCCACGACGGTTTCGTTGATCCGCGCAATGAAGCTGGCACTCGCGCTAGCAAGATCTGAAGCCGCTGTTGCTTCGTCCACCCTGACAGCAAAGGTGACCAGCGTAGAGAACTCAACAGAGGCAGACGCGCTCTCAGATACCGAAACTGACGCTGTGTTAAATCCATCAGGTAGATCTGCTGCATTCGCGGTTTCCTCAATCCTGCCAGATACACCAAATACACCCTTCACCAGATCCTGTGCTGCTACCGTCTCTGCCACCACGCCAATCAGCGCAACCTGCGAAGCTACTGTGTCATTCCCTGCTGCCGACTCGCTGACCGTACCAAACCTGTTTCTAATGCCAGTAACTGCATCGCTTGCCGCCGCGCTCTCAGATACCTGAGAGTTTACATTCGCCAAACTGCTTACTACATCTGCTGCCTGCGTCGTCTCACTGACTTGCCCGTTGATCGTAACCAGCGAGCTGACTGTGTCGTTGCCTGTTACGCTCTCCGTTACAACACCGGTAACCGACTTGGTAGATGCAACACTATCAGCTCCAGCAGCTGTGTCGGTGACAGATACGCCAAGGGCAACAGCAGCAAGGTAAACATCAGTAACAACAACAGACTCTGCAATGTTTGCAACGATTCTGGGCTGTATCTCTGAACTGACTTGGTCAAGAGCTTTGACCAACCCGCCATCACCCAGACCCCAACCATCAGAACCCCACGCACCATTGCCCCAGCCGCCATTTGATATCAGCCGATCATAAACAGAGCAACCCCATCCGGCCTGCCCCCATGTGCCGCTACCAAATCCGCCCTCTGCCACACATTACTCCGCAGCCTCTAACTCACTATCCATGAACCAACGACTGTGAACCTGGCCGTCCTCGGCAGTCCACTCCATCAAGCACCAGATACCGCCATCATCGTCCATGCGCATCTTTATGATCGGACCCTGTGGCACTACGGCCTTCAGCTTTACAACATCGCCTCTTTTGAACATGGCCATCCCCTATCAAGTCGCATCAAGGTTGAACGAGTACGTCACGTTCAGAACGTCACCGCTGACCACCGTACGGTCGCCCGGCGCTTGGAAGTCTGCCGCCGAGAACAACAAGCCAGATGTGCCAGTTGCCACGTTGCACAGGAAAGCACCCGAGATCGTAGCGTTCGCAGTCATCGTGAACGTTGCCAAGGAAGCCGCGTTGTTGATGTTGGATGGATCTGCCAGCGTGGCATTGCCAAACGTTACCTGCGGGCGGTTGCCGCTGTAGTTGGAGTTCTCATCCCAACCAACGTGAGATGCCAACGTATCCCCACCGGAGAACGTGGTTGAAGCCGATGTGTTGTTGATCAGGCCGATGTACCACGCAGCCGTGTAGGTCGAACCCTTGAAGTACTTGGTGTTCATGTCCTGCAAGCCGGTGTTCACCACCAGATTGGAGCCCATGTCCACCCACTTTTGGTTGCCTTCGCTGTCGTAGCAGGTGACAGTAAACACACCACCGCCGGACGCGCCTTCAGCAAAACCCGTCTTGCGCTCAGTATTGGCGCTTACGGTCTCGCTGGATTTTGATTTCTCAATCGTCATGATGACTCCTCAGTTAATACGTATTAACGCACTGGACGATGTGTTGGGAGGCAACGTCACCGTAAATGTGCCATTGGCAGCCTGCGTCTTGTCGCTACCAAAATCCAACGTGGCTATCGACGCGTTCGCTACAGTGGCGTTGTAGATCAACGCACCCCGCGCAACAAACTGCGCTGATGTCCATGAAACATTGTCAAAGCTTACATACACAATCCCGTTGCTGGTCGAAGATATCGACACGTTGGCTAGCGTGTTTCCGCCCGCCGTGTATCCAGCACCGGTTACCTCATTCGTCGGCGAGTATTCAGTCGTACTCTCGCCCATCTCTACATAGCCGTCATACAGCGCCATCTTCAGCGTGTTGGACGCAACATTCTGGCGGCCATTTAAGATGTCCACCTTGAACGACGTAGTCAGGCCTTGGTAAATCGTCATGTCACTTTCACCCTAACCTGACCACTGCGGTACGCATCCTGACGCTCCATACCATCGCCCAGACGTTTCAGTTCGCCCATAGCCTCGTTGTACTTGGCCTCGACGTTGGCAATCAAATCTTGCTCGCCCTTCATGAACAGGTAAGCCTCACGCAGAGAGCCGTACAACAGCGCCGGATCGTAGTTGTCACCCAGCCACGTGCGGCCGTCAGCAGCCGTCGTAATCGACTCTGGGTAATAGTAGTAGTGCAGCTCTAGCGTGTACGCCTGATCAGGTGTTGGGCCGAAGATAAACGTCAGCTCATCTACCGCCACGTTGCTCGTCACCTGCGGTCCGAAGATTGAGTAGTACTTGGGCAAACCCTGATCTGCCGGCGTGGGATACGCAGCACGGATGTAGTTCACATCCTTGTTCAGCAGGTAGTGATACTCCTCAGTCGCTGTGCCGTAGTTCTCGATCACAGCCATGGAGTACACCGCTAGGAAATCGTTGGGAGCAGTCAAGTACTTGTTACCCGTCTGCATGATGCCAGTGGAGTTGCGGCGAATAGACGGCAACTGCACCGCATTGTAGATGCGGGTTTCTGTCTGGCGTATGAACGTGGGAATGTACGACTCAAAGTCTGAGTCGTAGTTCTCCGTGTACGCCTTGATCGCGTCGACTAACTCTGTGTATGTCATGCCATTGGGCCGCGAGCCATTACACCCTTAGTAGCAGCACCAGTGCCACGGATCTTGATGCCAGTCGTCTTCGTATCTTCCCGACCAGGATCACCCGCAGACACGCGCTGCACCGCAGTTCTCGGACCAAGCTTGTCCACCGCGATATTGTTCGGATCTTCCATCTTCTTCAACTTGGCAGGCACAGACTTGCCAGTCATCGTGTGAGGCGGAGCGTAAACCGAAGCGGGTCCAACTTCCTTCCCACCCTTCTTCATTGAGTACTTAGCCATATCAACCTCACTTGGTTTTCTGGTTATGAATACGTGCCTCGTTGCGCCCGTATTTTTTCAGATCGGATGTAGTTACGCCACCCTTTTTCATGCCTTTGTGCATGCGCTTTTCGTGTGCCTTGACCGCTGCCTTGGCGACCTTTCTCATCTTGTCCATCTCTTACTCCTAGTTGATAGTCACGTTTGCCACAATCGTCACCGGCGCTAGATTGTTTGGCGTCAGTCCATCGTCATTCGCCCTAGCCCCACCTATCGGTGCCCAACCCCACTGGATGATCCGGCTACCACCGGCAGGGAAACCATCCTGCAATATGTTCGTGCCAGAGGTGTTGTCCGTCTGTAATCCCGTCAATCCCGACTGCCAGTAAGACTTGTCCGGCCTCGGATTTCTCACTGCCTGCGGGTCGTTCACCGGGTACATACCAAGACTCAACTGCGGCTGATCCGGCTCCCAACACGTCTTGCACACCTTGATGTTGACGTTCTTCGTCTTGATCGTCAGTGTCTTTAACTCTTTCAACATGAACCGGAAGCCGCAGCGGTCACATTCCGCAATCGACTTCTTGCCACTTGCATACTTACTCGGCACAGATCACCTGTACGTAATCATTCGAGGCACCAAACGATCCGGGGCTTTTTCCCGATCTTCGCCTGCCGCCATT